GAAAACGTACTATGAGCGTTTTCCAGAAGTGTTGACATATCGCAGGGAGCAAATAGCTTTTGCTAAAGAACATGGATATGTACAGTCTGTGTTTGGCAGACGCAGGTATCTACCATACATAAATGATAGCGACGAAAGCAGACGACATGCGGCAGAGCGGGAAGGTGTTAATATGCCCATTCAATCCGCCGCAAGTGATACTCTGCTTGTAGCCTTGTGTATTATAGATAAAATGATGAAGGATGAAGGCTACAAATCATTGATGGTAAATACTGTACACGACAGTGTAATGTTTGACGTTTATCCTGGGGAGTTGTACAAACTTTGCGCTCTTGTGAGAGAAGTGATGGTGAATGTCAGAGATTATGTCGGAATGATGTCCAATAATGTAGATATGAGTTGGTTGAATGTGCCACTAGGCGCAGATATAGAAGTGGGTCATCATTATGGCTCTCTTCATGAGTACTCAAAGGAGTGAAATGGATACGTTAGGTATAATCAAAATAGATGTAGGTGAAGGTGACGTTTCAATCTATTTGGACGAATATGTGCCGATTGATGAATCTAATTTGAGCCTGGAATTTGCCAGGCACGCCACCAAGTACGCTTACATTGCCATGCTTTCATCTAAGGCTGAGGCAATGTGGTTGTGCGCAAAGGAAAGCAGAGAGCGCGCAGAAAAACAAATGATTTCTGATTTGAAGGCGGCGCAGAAGATTACAGACACCACAGCAGAAGCTATGGCAGAATTGTCTGCAGCAGAGTTCAGAGATTACGAATTGTCATGTAAATCGCAACATCTCTTGCTCAAAGCTGTGGTAGATGCTATGAACGCACGCAAAGATATGCTTATCAGTCTTGGGGCGCACTTACGTGCGGAGCAAGACATGACTGGCAGTTTTATCAGACGAGACGCAGGACAAGAAGCTAAAAGTATGTTGGAATCAATTAGAAGTAAACGTGGGTAATTACTTATCCGTTAATATACTATAGGGTAAGGCTTAAGTCCAAAACCCAAAAATAAACAGAAAAGGTGAAAAGAAATGGCTACGAATGATAAACAAAACAAGTTGGCCCGTTATCAAGCTCTGCTCGCCAAGATGCAGAGCATTGACTTGGGTGGTGGCGGCTTTTGGAAGCCACCAGTTGGTAAGTCTACTGTTCGCATTTTGCCACCAGTTGGTCAGATGGGTGATGCCTTCTTCGTTCAGACAGGTACACATTATTTCTCCAAGAGCAAAGTTTATCAATGCCCAGCCCTGAGTGAGGCTGGGCCGTGCCCAATTTGCGAAACCAATGAAGGCTTGTACCAGTCAGGTAAGAAGAAAGCTGCTGCACAATTTCGTGCTTCCAAGCAATTCATGGCTAATGTGATTGTGCGCGCTGCGCAGAAAGGTCAAGAAGATTCTGACCCAGTTGTCTGGCAGTTTGGCTCAACCGTGATGGGACAGTTGATTGCTTTGATAGCCGATCCAGACTATGGGGACATTTCAGACGCGGAAACAGGTACTGATATCATTGTAACCAGAACTGGTGAGGACAAGAACACCAAATATCAAATCACGGCCAAGCGCCAATCGTCCGTGCTCACTATGGATACAGAGAAGTTTGAATCATGGTTGAGCGGGGCAAAGGATTTGGTTGACTTGGTGAAAGGTAAGTTAATGGAATACGAACAGCTTGCTGCCGAATCAGGGGTATCAGTGTACCTAACTGATGGAGAGATTCCTGATATTTCTGATGAAGAGGAAGAAACAGAACCTGAAACAGAAAGTGTTGCTGAGGACGAAAGTGAGCAGGTTGAGGAAGAAGCACCAAAGCCTGCGGTCAGGACGACGCCGGCAAGCGCGGCAATTCAGGCTAAGTTGAAAGCCAGGTTGGCTTCGGCCAAGTAGGTGTTGGCTTGACAAGGGCAGCTGTGAAGCTGCCCTTGTCTATTGAGGTTGAAATGGAAAAGGTTGGAGTTATTATTCCCACGTATAACAGACGTGCTATAGTGTTGGAATGTATGAGAGCGTTGTGGGTTCATATTAATGATGCAGTGTTGATATTCTATGTTGGTATAGATGGCACAGACGACACTATAGAATTTTTGAGGATGTACGAAAAGAAAGCACCTTGTCTTGGAGTGCAAGTAATTCCAGTTGAAAACAAACCTCGTCTTGGACTTGGTGCTAATCTCAACAATCTCTTGCGAATGTGCCAAGAAGATTACATCATACAATTGGATGATGATCACATATTGACGCGATCTATTGATTTGGCGCCACACATACAAAAACTCAAAGACGATAGAACAGCAGGTTGGATTAGATTGATGGGTATTGGCAGCCATAACTATCGCGCCACTCTAAAAGGCGATTATTGGTATATTGATTGGCAGTGTCAAGAGTTGTATATACCTTCCAATCGTCCGCACATCAAGCATAAACGTTTCCATGAGTTCTTTGGCTACTACCCAGTAGCCAGGAAGCTTGGAGAAACAGAAGAAGGTTTTTGTCACCAATGCAAGGACAAAGCGCGAGAAGCGATAGAACATTCACAAGCAGTTCCTGCGCCACTTCCACATGTACTAGTGCCCCTAAACTCAAATTCTGAAACTGCGTGGCAACACGTGGGCCAATCTTTCCAATTACAAGGTGAGTAAATTGAACGGCTTATATGAACTATCCATAGAAGTAACCAATGAGTGCACGTTGGCTTGTATCCATTGTAGTTCGGGCAGCACGCCCAAGAAGATGCCCAATGAACTGACAATTGATGAGCACATCCGATTGCTTCGTGAAGCACGTGAACTTGGTGCCCAAGTACTTAGCCTATCAGGTGGCAATCCTCTGCTATACGACAATTTGTTGAGTGTTATTGACGAGGCTGGTAAGTTACAGTACCAGAGCGTGTTGTTGTACACCACAGGGCATAATAGGCATGGACGCAAAATATACGATTACCCCATGTTGAACTGTTTGTGTGTCCCAGGATTGACGTTTATATTCAGCCTTCACAGTCACGAGCCAGAAATCAATGACAAAATTATGAACTATCCTGGAGCATGGCGTGATATAGTGGATAGCATATCTTGGCTTACTGCGGCTGGAATAAATACAGAAATTCATATGGTGCCAATGAGACCTAATCATAGACACATAGCTGGCATGAAAGATTTGTGCAAGCAGCTAGGTGTCAAAAAGATGAGCTTGCTTAGATTTGTACCACAGACGCGTGGAGCTCAAAACATAGATGCTCTCGGCATGTCTGTGGTAGATTTCAGTCGGATGCAATACGAAATTGACGTCGCTCTACACCACGACCACGAAGTGCAAGTCAGGGCAGGATGCCCAATAGATTTTCGACACAGTGTTGGCTTACGTGAACAGAAAGCCAAGCCCTGCCACGCAGGAGACGATTTGATACTTGTGCGGCCAGATGGCAGCGTTCATCCGTGCGCGGCATGGAAATCACTGGAAGTAGATTCCAATGTACGTGAACAATCGCTGCATCATATATGGCATTATAGTAAAGTGTTCAATGAGATTCGCAGGTACAAAAAAGCTGGGTATAAGCAGATTGAGGGCGTGTGTTCGACTTGCCCAGCTTTGAATTCATGCATGGGCGGGTGTCCTGCCCAAAGACTTCATGCTTACGGCAAGACATTGGAAGCACTATATGTAGACAAGAGTGACCCTCTTTGTCCTCGTGGAGCTAAGTGATGGTAATAGGTACGTATATCATCAATCAAGGCGACGATTTGCATGTACGCGTGAGCGTACAACTTGGTTTTACGTTGCCTATGAAACACACCAATGGTGAAATGAAATACATCAAGCCAGTTGTTGGCATAGAGCTAGACGTGCCAGCAGACGCAGAGCCAGAGGAATTCATGGATAGCGTGGAACAATTTGTGATAAGCAAGTTGGAACAGTATACAGACGACCTGGACAAGGCAACCAGACCATGACAGTCCAGGATATGATTTCCAAACTCAAGTTGTCATCCGCCTACAGTGCTGATAATATACTCAGCAGAGTAGCTGAGTATATACCCACAGGATGTACTGCGTTGGATTTAGCAATTGGGGGTGGTCAAGCACGTTTGGGTATTCCTGTTGGTCGTATGACAGAGATATTTGGAGAAAATTCGACAGGTAAGTCCATTCTGGGTGTTCACATTATGGCTATGACGCAAGCAATTGGCGGTATAGCTTTGTTCGTCAACACTGAGTGCGCCATGTCTGATGAGGTAATGGCAAACATTGGCGTGAATATGGACGAACTTATCCAGGCAACACCAGATACTGTTGAAGAGGTATACGATGTCATTAACGAAGTACTCAAGATGCGCGACGAAACTTGCAAAGACAAATTGCTAACTGTAGTGTGGGATTCTGTAGCTGCCACTACTTCCAAAGAGGAACTGGAGAAGGTACAGGAAAAGGGTTTGAATAGTAGAGGCAGTATTGGCGCTACGGCTAGATTGTTGAGTCAGTTGGGTAGATGTTTACCACGACAGATTGCGCATGATAGAGTGGCGCTAGTGTTTATTAACCAAGTGCGAGAGAATATTGGGGTAATGTTTGGAGAAGATTTCACCACTACTGGCGGCAAAGCCATAGGATTTTATGCATCTCTGCGTATTCAAGTGAGCAAGAAAACTGTGGTGAAAGATTTAGCAGAAGGTGGTAGCCCAATAGGTATTATAGTGAAAGGCCATATATACAAGAACAAACTGGCAAAGCCTTTTGAGACTGTAGAGATGCCGATAATGTTTGCTAATGGTATTGACGATGCCATGGCAATGTTAGCCAAACTCAAAGTTGATAAATATATAACTACTAGCGGTGGTTGGAATAAGATAGTTGTGAATGAAGAAGAACACAAATTTCAAGGTGCTGGCTGGCCAGAATTTTACGCTCAACACGCTGAGCAGATTTTACAGCAATATTATGGTGGCTAGTGTACAACACAGTCATAATAGATGGCAATCACATGGCTCATAGAGCCAGACATACTTTCAACCTGTCTTATCGTGGCAAGGATGTTAGCACCCTTTACGGCGTGATGAGGATGCTAACGGCTATCCTAAACAAATACAAGCCCAATTCCATGATAGTAGCATGGGATGGCGGCGTGCCAGAGTTCAGACGCAAGTTGCTTCCAAGTTACAAAGCCAATCGAAGTCATGACAACGACGACACGTTTGAAAGTTTTATAGGCCAGCTGAAGGAATTGTCATCAATCCTTCCGAAATGCGGCGTAACGCAACTCAGGCGGGTAGGCATAGAAGGTGACGATTTAGCATTTCACGCATCCAGAATGTTGCCTTGCGACCAGAAAGCCTTGATAATATCTGGGGATGATGATCTTCTACAAGCAGTAAATCCTTGCAATCACGTCCTTCAACCAGGTAAGACAGAACTGCTTGTAACGCTTGACAACATAGGCGAAGTTACTGGATTGAATCCAGATAAGGTGGTTTCACAATTGTTGTACAATGTAGTCAAGACACTGGCTGGAGACAGCAGCGACAATATAACTGGTATAGTTGGAGTAGGATTGAAAACCGCTGCCAAGATTGTGAATGGCGGTATGTGGCAATATAATGGGGTGTGTGTTGTTCCAGAGGAACTTGACGAAAAGTGGTTTACCAAAGTGTTCGATTATGTGGAATCAGGTTTATATGAGCGCACGTTCAAAGTTGTGGATTTGACTCATGATAGGGCAGGTGCACGTTACGAGGTATTGCGCAGCAAGTGGCAGCAGTGTAACATCCAAAGTTTCAACGCCTGGCTCATGAGATGGGGCTTTGCCAGTTTGCTCACAATGGGCGCTGCTACAGCTTTTGCCAGACTACAACAACCCAAATTGTGGTTAGGTGATATAAAAATCCCACTCATTTGGAGCTATCAGAGGTATCCATGTTAGATGGCAAATATTGAGAAGTGTGTGAGCAAAATGTTCCATTAGTTGAATGGACTATGGATGAATACAGATGCAATTCATGCTGTTGGGATGCGTTGGAAACGGAGAGCGTGTATGAAGAAGAATAGTCGAGCCAAGGGCAATTCCTTCGAGTTACAGGTGGCCAAAGCCTTCTCTCAGCATTTTGGTTGCAAGTTTCGCCGCACACCACTATCTGGTGGATGGTCAGAGAAAGCAGAGACTAAAGGCGACATAGTGTGTGTAGACAGAGACGACTTCCCGTACTGCGTGGAATGCAAGAACGCGGAAGGTTGGCATTTGGAAAGCCTGTTTACGGACAAGCATGAATGGTTCGACGCTTGGTGGTTACAAGTTACCAGTGAATGCCCAGAAGGCAAAGTGCCGCTATTGGTGTTCACTCGCAACTTTTGTCCAGCTTTTGCTGCTGTAAAGTATCATGATTGGATGAGCATGCTACAAAATTATAGCGATACAATAGACACTGTGTTGCAAATGACGCGACCTGATGATATTGTGATATTACGATTCGATATGATGTTACTGGATTTGAAATGGAACTATGACTAAATCACAACCACTTCTGATGCCGGAAGGCAAAATACCGCCAGAAATAAGCCCTGAGACGGAATTGATAGAATATCAAGGCGAGATATGGGCGTTTTATGATGGCATGCCTATCACACCATTAGGCAAACGTCGTGGATTGCCTAATGAGTATTGCCACCCAGAACCGAATTACAGGATAGGGCGTTGTAAGATGATAAAGACGGATGGGAACAGATGCCGTAATCCTGTTAGGACTGGGTGGAACGTGTGCCCTTTTCACGGAGCAGGTAGAGAACTCAAACCAGGTGGTAAACCGCCAACTACAGGTAGATTTAGCAAGCATCTTCCAACTAGGTTCTTGGAAGAATATGAAGCACAACTGAATGACCCTGAGTATCTGACTCTTACTAATGAAATGGCTCTGGTGGACAGCAGAGTAGCAGAATTGCTCACCATGCTGGACGGAGCAGATACTAGAGTGGCATGGGCTAAGATTCGTGGTGTAGCCTATCAGCTTTCAGTAATGTCGGCCATGCCGGCGAACACTACCATAGAAGAATTCAAAGCAGCAATAGATACTCAGAAGCAGGCTTTATACGAAGCCATAGCTATCAGAACACAAGACCACGAATTGTGGGATTCCATCAAAGATATGGTGGAACAGCGTCGCAAATTGGCAGATACAGAGCGCCGACGCATCTTGGATGCCAGAAAATATTTGACACTCACAGAAGCTAATGCCATGTTGGCTTTTGTGGTAGACGCTGTAATGAAAAATGTGTCAAGTGGCAAAGAACGTTTAGCTATAGCAGAACAATTCAAGAAGTTGAATAGCGGGTCTGTAAGCTTGCTGCCACAACCACAAAATACCGAGGCAGAGCTAGAACCAGACATTATTGACATGGAAATGGAAGATGACATTCAAGAAGGTATTTGAGCCCAAACCAAGAAAACGCATAGCCCCAACTGCTGAATCATTCATAGACACAGAACCATCTATGATGCAAAGGCTCATTGCTGGAGTAGCTGATAGGCTGTCCTCTCTTGAGGAAACAGAGGATATTATTACTGATGTAGTTCCAGAATGGATGGAAACCAATTATATGGTTTATCGGCCCAGAGACCCATTATCTGGCAAGCCTTTACAGCCTGGCTTGATAAGATTGGCAGAATACCAAAAGAGAGTGCTCTGCGAAGCACTTCGCAGAGATGGAGATGGAAAGCTAAAATACTCCACTGTTGTATGGAGTGAGCCAAAGAAGAGTGGCAAAACCGAAGTGGCTGCTGCTGTAGCCATGTACTTCGCTTATCGTCACCCGTCAGCAGCTATATACTGTCTAGCTAATGATGGAAAACAGTCGCAAGACAGACTCTTTAAAGCTGTGGGGAAGTGCATAGCACTACACAAGCAAAAAGGTGGTGTATTTCAAGATGCATCTATAGCTTGGTCTCCACCAATATTGAAGCTCAAGAATGGCACAACATTGGAAGCCATACCTTGCGACCCATCAGGTGAGGCTGGTTCAGAACCTTTGGCGACTTTTTGGTGCTTTGATGACCAAACAGAAGTCATGACGATGGGCGGTTGGAAGGATTGTAATACAATTGGTTACGAAGATATGTTTGCCACACTTAACATGGAAACTGGCAAATTTGAATGGCAAGAAGGCATAGTAAACAAGCAGCACTACAAAGGACAAATGTACTTTGCTGAATATGAAAGTAGAGGTGAAATAAAATCCAGTATTTGCGTAACACCCAATCATAGAATTTATGGTAGGTGCGATGGTGTGTGGGCAATAATGTCCGTTGAAGAAGCGGTTGAATGCGACAAAGTCATATTCAACAATGGTTACAATGGAGATTTTGGCAGATTGCCAGCAGAACTGAGAGGCAATTATCCAGGTATTAACCCATATGTGCGATACGACCAATGGCGCTTGGTTGATTATGATGGGATTGTTTGGTGTCCATCCACTAGTAACGGTATTATCTATGTACGCCGACATGGGATACAATATTGGATGGGTAATTCCGAGTTGTGGGGTTACAAACAACAAGCTAAGTCCAGATTGTGGACAGAATTGACAATCCCGCCGACATTGTCTGGTTATGCTATCAGATGGGTAGAATCCTATGCCGGGTTTATTGGTGAGTCACCAGTATTAGAACAATTGTATGACGTAGGTGTGAATCAAAGTGTCAGGCATCCAGGCTTTCCTGACCTGCCAGTATATGTGAACGAACGTGCTGGTCAACTGACGTTCTGGTCAGAACAACCCAGACAACCGTGGCAAGATGAGGCTTACTACGCAAGAGAAGCTGCCACATTGCACCCGCTTGAATTTCTTAGAATTCACAGAAATCAATGGGTGAGTTCGTCCACATCTTTGTTTGATGATATATCTTGGTGGGATGCCTGCGCAGACCCTGCTGTGTCTTACCTAGACCCAAATGATAAAACCACGCCACTAGTGGTAGCTTTGGATGCCAGCGTGAGCAGAGATTGTTGCGCACTGGTGGCTGTATCGCGTCATCCAGACGACCCATGGGATACACCGCGACGCAGAATAATACAACAGCATGTGCGAGTGTGGTATCCAAAGCAAGGCGAGCAGATGGATTATAGTAAGACTATAGAACCTGCCATAGAGGAAGTGGCAGAACGCCATCATGTGGTAAAGTTTGTGTTCGATCCGTATCAACTTCACAATACTGCTACCAACATGCGCAATAAGGGTGTGGGCTCATTTGGAGAATTTTACCAAATGACGCGACGAGCCATAGCAGACAAACAATTCTACGATATGATTGTTCATAGATTGTACATTCATGACGGCAACGCAGAATCGCGCAAGCACGCATTGAACGCGGCGGCGCAGGTAGAGGGCGGCAAATATCTCAGAATAGTAAAGAAAGCCGACAATCGCCCAGTAGACTTGATGGTCACGGCCAGTATGGCTGTGGACGAGTGTCTGCGCTTAAATCTTTAAAGGTTGGTATAACATGCCTTCTATACTTTATGTGATAGTTGCTGGTTTTGTAGGTTCAGTAGTTGTAGTGCTAGGTTTGGTCTTGTGGAGGGTGGATGACCCAGAAACAGGCGAGCCTACAAGTGAGTATGAAATAGTGGAAGCAGAACAGATAACTGCAGATTATGATGGTCAAGGATGTGATCATGGTGGCTACTAATCCATGGGATAAGCCAGGAATGGCACAATCAATAGACAAGTATTGGGAAACCAGCGAGCTTGAGCAGGAATGGTACACCATTTTGCGTGGCGCACTCAAACAATACATAGTACCTGGTACTTTGCTAGAAGTTGGCTGCGGAAGCGGTAAAGTTCATGAGGCACTAGACCCGTTTATACCTTATGTTGGGTGCGACATTAGCACAGAAATGTTGAAGTTACATCAACAACGTTTCCCACAAGCTTTTTTGAAACACATGACAGAATTGTACAAGTTGCCTGTAAATGCTGGTGAAGATTATGATAACGTGCTTTGTGTAAGCGTGTTGCAA